CACCGGCTCCTGACACTCCACTATAAGAGCTGCCTCCGGCACCGCCGCCACCGGTTTGTCTGTTGACTCCCGCTGCACCGGAACTCACGGATAATGGGTTTGTTGTCGTTTGTGACGGTCCACCGTCAGCTCCTACCGCAGGAATGATGCATTGTGGAAAATGACGTGGGTTCAGGTAGCTGATACTCGGCCACATTCCCGCTTTGATCAATTCAGATTCGATGTCTGTCTGCGAAAAATAGTGCTTGCGCAGATATGTGTCCAGCTCTTCGGGTGACGTCGGCCACGATATTTCGATCCTGCTGTTCAGCAGATTATTGATTACCTCGTCAGCGCCTTCTGCAACACACCCGCGGTTTGTCATCGTGATGGTGCCGTTAACGGTCAGTGTGTTATGCACTACCAGAATCAATCCCTTGCACCGATTGGCGACGGTCAGAGTATGTCCGGCCTGAACCGTCAAGTTATTGTAATGCTGAATAACCATCGGCCCATCCTCTACCGACGGGAGCGAAACATCACCGGTAGTGACAAGATCTTCTGGCGAAACTATCAATCCTTGCGAGTGCCGCAACATCGCTTTTCTTTTCGGTCTAGGGAATCCCCTGAGATATATCATCAGTACCCTCTCAATAATCGCCGCCTTCGCACGTCACATGCAGATTGTTGGCAATTGTCGTACCTACCGTGACGTTCAGCCGGTACCCGGCAGGCAACACGAGATCAGCGTCAATTTCATATTCAGTAAGTGCCGTGTCGGCGGCGGCGGTCGCTTCCAATATCGTTTGCTCCTTCCACAGTATGTTGTTTGCCGCCTCCGAGTTATCTGACCCGTTGTTTATGAAGAATCTGAGCACGGTTTGTATACTCGTTCCTTCGTGTTTGACTTTGATCTTGTCTATTCGAGATCCGTTCGAACCAGCCGTAAATACCGTTATTTGCGTTCCGGTTCCGTCCATTGCGGTATTTTCCGTCATTACTTTTCCCCATGATACGCGAGGAGTTTGAACGAACACGGGAGTTGCCGTCATAGCCATTTTAAAGTCCTCCTTCCCACTTCATATATTGCCAGAGCGGATTCGAACCGCACAATGCATACTGAGTGTTAAAATCCAGATCCATACACAGAAACGCATAATTTGCCTCCTCTTCTTCAAAGGCATCGTAGTTGAATATTACATAGGTATGGGCGGGCTTCAGATCGTTCAGCAGGGTTTCCAGATCTTCATCGGCCCATGTCGCCCGATCGAAGACGTTGACCCGCCAGACAAACCTTATCGCTTCCACATAGAGCGTATCGCCGCAACGGTTGATCCCGGCACGGAAAGGTTGCAGTTCGTCGATTGTGATCGTCCAACCGGCATCGGCCGCCAGGGCGATGAAATAGGCGCGGGATTGACCGCCGAGATATCGGAGCTGTTTCAACACGGCATTGCGTCGGGTCTGCAGCGACGCACCTTCCGCGGGAACTATACCGCACATTCGTTCCCATGCGGCCAGCAGCGTTGTACTCCCGTCAGGAAACATTTCGTTGAACAGTTCCTCCGCTCGGGACTGCGCTTCATCGAGAATCGCACCTTCCAGCGCTATATCGTCATCGAATATGCCTCCCAGTTCCAGAGGGAACAGGAGCTTGGCCGAATCTTTATGTAACATCGATCACCCCCGGCCGTACCATTTCATATCCTGCAGGCGTCACGTCCGAGGCGGGAACGCTCACCGTGGCGTTATCCGCCCCGTTGGCGATGGCGATGGAGACCAGACGCGCTACATACAACGTTTGCCCCGGCGTGAGAGACATCATGTATGCCTCGATGTCGAGCGCCGTCTGCGTCGTATTGGCCTCGTCACCCGTGACGGACAGTGCCACTTCCTGGGTGACGATGTCCGGACCGAGCACCCTGACGACGGATGCAGTGACGGGACGCACGTCGTCGATATAACTTTTGACCCGTTCAATCAGCGATGTCACGGTGTAAGCGTCGGGAGTTGCGAGAAATATATCGTCAGTCAGAGACAATTGGGTTTCGCTGTCCACCGATACGACCGATGTCTCGTTGCCCACGGAGTTGGAAACCACGTCGCCCGGCATGACGCCGGATGCAATGAATGCGGCATCTCCGTCGATCAGCTTCCCCTCCGCGACGGCTGTCACGACGCCCGATAACTGTTCGTAGGACGAGGGTATCTCAGAGCCGGTGGTCGCCTCGTTGGCGACGACGATCACATCTACGGTGCCCAACCCCTGGGCAAGAGGATAACAGTACGCGGCCGCCACATTGTCGATTGAAAGCGCCCATTTGATATAATCGTACCGGTTACCGCCTGCCGGTGGACGTCGGATGTACTCCAGAAGCCTGGACAAATAGGCGGCGTCCGTCTCGCCATAGGTTCGCGTCAGCCCCCGGACCCACGCATGGTGCTCCAGGTATTCCGTGTCCGCCGTATCGGGGAAGATCTGTTTCGAGATCCATTCCAGATAATTGTACAGCCCCCATAAAAGAGAGGCCATGACGGCGGATTTGATATAGATGAGCGACCCTTGAGATGTGTCGGCCGCCGGAAACTGATTGCGCCAGTCCGTAAGAATTGCGTCGAGAAGCTCGTCAAAGGATTTCTTATAATTATCGCTCACTATACGACCTCCATAAACGTCGTAAAGGATACCTGTTTGCCATCGGCTTTGGTCGCCACGATCATGATATTCAGCCTATGGAGATCCTTCCGTTCCGTATAAAAATCGAACGCCGTTACACGACCCGCCTCGATGAGCCACTGTAGCGCCTCTTTGCAATATTCGACGGCCAGTGCCTCCGTGCGAAGCGTGTTCTTGGCCCGCTGCAGCAGATGCAGGCGCGAGCCGAACGCGGGATTCTGAAACCACGAGCCTCGTTGCACCACCAGACTCAGGTAGATATTGTTCGATAGGTTGCCATCCGTGGTCTTCTCGAAGGTCATGGACGCTACGCCGCTCTGATTGTCGATATCAAGTTTGAAGTCCATCAGATCCCCCTCACCGCGTTCGTCGCGTGATTGCCCACTTCCAGTGCCGTCGTCGGCGTACCGGTATTCCCATTCCCCGGTTCCACATCGGAATGGACATGCCCGTTAAACACGGCCGCAAACCGTTCATCGATGAGTCGCAGCAAACCGCCGCGATCGCCCCCCAGGTTGATGGCGGGGCCGTTTATCTGGCAACTCGTCGCGGCATTGACGACGACAACCGGGGCCGTGATCTCGGCCTCGTTTCCGATTGTCGCGGTCAGCTTGTTCCCGCTCACGACTTCGATCGTCCTGTTCCGCTTCAGATGTATTCTGTCCCCCTCGTCGGTGTAGAGTGCCACCTCTCCTTCTTCCAACGCGATGCGATAGCGACGATCGTCGGAAGCGATCATGACGATATGATTACCTTCCTTGATGATGACGGCCTCGGCACCGGCGAGCGGCCGGGAGGTAAACCCGTAATGTTGCAAGTATTCCCGGTTCCCGATCGTTTCGCCCGGTCTGCCCGAAGCGGAGAACCGTTTGATCACACCTTCTTTTATTTCTTGAATAATTCCCCGGATCATTCTATGATTCTCCCATGCACCGAACACGTTCGATTATCCAGATCATCATAGCCTTTACGGTTCTGGCCACCGGGCCGGTATGGGCCGATTCCTGCTATAAGGCAGCTTCTTTCACGTCCGTGCCGCACGATCGTCCGTCCACCATCACCCTTGACGCCCGAAGGGTGAAAGCCATCCAAGGGGACTGGATAACATACGATCTCGGGCGAGAGATCATCACCATTCAGGCAGATTCCTTCATCGCCCGGCGTTTCCTGAGAGACGTCGATCGCGGACGGTGCTCCGCCTCGGCGTCCGTTACCTTGGACCCCGTCCGGGAAAGTCCTTTCAATACCAGTTTCAAGGCAATCGATTCCCGCGATTCTCATTGAACCACCCCCGGAACGCTTAATTTCAGTGTCGTGAACGTGCCCTGACCCGACAGTTCAAACGTCCTGCCATAGATCAGGTAGTCGCCCTCAATCCCGAAGTGCTCATCGATCACCCGGCACATTTCGTTGATTCGGTAGTTGCGCCCATTCTGGCTGTGACCTGCGACACGGTATTCGAGTTGGAAGCCGTCGAACTTCATCCGCTCCATCATCATCTGTGCGCGCAGGCGAGGGCTTTGAGCGTCGTTGTTGTCCGTGGCCACATAGGGCTTGTCGAAGGGGAACTCGGGATCCGTCACAACATCCTCCGCATTGATCTCATCGGCCCCGAAATCATCCATTCCCTGCTGCTGTCCGATGACGGAGATCTTCGAGTAGCGCCGGGAAATATCTCTGACACGTTTTCCCTCCAGGACGTTGTTTCCTCCGGGATCTGACTTGCGCGTATAGAGGTAATACAGAGGTTTGCCGCCGTTCCTGGGCTTGCCGAAAACGAACTTCCCATGTCTGCCGTCCGGTACATAAAAGAACATCATCCCCCGGCTTCCGGCATATGTTTTCAGAACCTCAAAAATAGTTTGACCGGGTTCGATCTGGGTGAATTTTTGAGACGTGTCCTGACCCTCTACAAATGAATCGCCGTCGCTGCTTTTTCCACGGATACTTCCCTGGTACGAGATATCGCTCCTCTTGATGTACGGAACGTTTTTGATGAGCCGCTCAGCCAGATCCTTACAGGTCATATCCTCAAGGGTGATGAATTCCTCGCAGTGCGAATCGGTAAGCAACCCACACAGGTCGCGCCCTTCAATCCTGATGGAAGATCCTGCTCTGCTGTAGCCCTCATCGATGCGATCGATGATCCCGACCAGCTCTTTCTGGCCGTTGACAAACAACTCGCACCGCTGCCCCTCCGTGATGGTGGTTTCAGGGTTTGCCAGATCGAAACTGAATGCATCATCGGCCGTGTAAATATCGGCATCGATCGAATACTTGAGGAAGTGCTCGATCACCTGCCCGGCTATCTTCAAGGTAACGCTATCGGACATAGATCTGCACCTCCCCGGATGTGAAGTTCGGATTGGGTATCCGGTTTATGGCCAGGATCTGTGCGGCTTCGTTGTATGCCAGTCCATACTTCAGGCAAATCAGATGCAGCGGCATGGCATTGTCGATGGCCACGGCCACCAGCGGCGGTTTGGTCTTTTTGATCGTGATCACATGATCGGTCAGGGTGGCCGCCATCGTTTTCAAAGACTGCATCCGGCGGTCGACATCGATGGCCGCCTGAAGATCCGTCCGGACAATCGCCAGGGCGGTCTCGATTTCGGTTATCGTCAGAAGCGGCTCCGTGTCGGATATTTCTTTTTGCAGCCGTCCGAGCACGGAAAACGTCGCAACCGCCGCCGCCTGCGACGCTGCCTGGTCGTTTGCCTGATCCTCGGCTAATATGGCTCCAAGCTCGACCGCTTCCCGCTGGCTTTTCGCAACCCTCGTATAGGTGCCGAAATCATCAAAGGCGTCCTCGATCTCGGCCACACCCGTGCGAAAGCTTTGGAGAAATCGCTCGGGTGCGGATAGTCCCGTATTATAAAGCAGGGCATGCCGTTCGACCGCGGCCGCCAGAGTACCGATCACGACACCGGGCAGATTGGTCGCATACGTGATCGTACTGACCAGGGAATTGGCGGGATTTTTTATTTCATTAAGGGTCTTTTTGAGACTTCCCACGTACGTGTCGACCGTTTTTACATATGATCGTGCGACGGTGGTCAAATTGTTGTACTGTTCGAGCAGCGTCGATTTCGTGGGGTCGATTTCCTTCAGCAATTCCTCGAAATCGTTCGGATATTGATCATGAACATCCTGTTCCATCACCTCTATCAACTCATCCTGGCCGTCGATAAATGCATCTTCGGTACCGGCAGCAACGGAAGGTGAAAACGATACCGTATCGACGGAACCCGACAATTCTTCCACAAAGGTCAGATCGATCTCGGCCGTCTGCTGACGATCGTCATGACGCACGATCATCGACTCGACCTGACCCTTGATAATCCCGTACTTCGGGTGTGTCAGTTCATACTCGTGGTCTGTCCGTTTGATATAGTCGATCAGGCTTTTGTGATTCTCGTATCGCTCGTTGAGAAAATAACATCGGAGCCTGATCACCCGTGCCCGTTGTCCCATATCTTCCAGGATCGCACCCGATCGGTGAGGAAATTCATGCCGGGCGATGGACTTCTCGAAGCTGTCCTCTATCGTCTCGCAATCGAATTCGATTGCGTCTATGGCTGCCTGGAATTTGTCCGCCATCAGAATTTACCCCGTTTCAAACCGATCGTTGTGTTCATGTCGTTCGTTTCGGCTATCATCCGCCCCCGTTCGTCCACGCTCAGGGAAATAGATATGTCGTTCTTGACCTCCGGCTTTGTCTCCGTCCCTTCGGATCTGTGCAGGAAATCGTAAAGCTTATCCCCGTACCAACCCTTCCACACTGCCGATTCACTGATCCAGTTCTTCCCGGTCCCGCCCCGTGCTGCATCATACGCGGCAAATCCCGCCGTTGAGATCGCGGTGGTAGCAGCCATCGCAGCAGCCGTAGTCAGGGCACCAGTACCCGTCAATAGCCATTCCCCCACGCTTATGAGTTTTCCCGCACCTCGTGCAAAAAGTCCGGGGATTTTCTTTCCCGATGCTATGCCGCCCGTTCCAGGCACCTTTTGCAGTCCTGCGCCGAAGGTTTCCGGCAGCATTGAAAGGTGTTTATTCACGACGTACACCGGGATGGGGGTTTTCCCGAAACCGGGCAGGCCAGGCATTT